CTGCCAAATCTAACAGCATTACGTCCTCTACCAGTTCCACCTTGTAGAGAGTCAACCATTTCTCCAAATGTGTCAGCTATTTCGCCCATTATGAGAGCCAGTTACCTGCTGGGTCATCGCTTCTAGGTACAACATAGCCAGTAAACTTACTACGTTTTACCAAATCGCCAATAAGAATATCTCCAGAAGAATCAGTATCTAAGATGCCCTTAGCTACAGATTCTAGTTCTATCTTTAGATAGTCAATCATTTCCAACGCACGATAGAATTGCTGTGTTGATTTTTGTGAGGTAGCATTGCCACCTACTTGTACGTCAAACTTACTAGCATATTCTCCAGCTTTGAACCACCAGTATTGAAGGGCAGCAAAAATAGTTACTGCGTACTGATACTTAGCGGGTACAGACGCAAAATCTGCCCAAGGTGTAGCATGTTCCCTGGTTAGGATATAGGAATAGTTATCAAGATAGTTCTCGACCTTTGTATCCGGCCAAGGACTAGTCAGTTCAAACTGCCCTGTTTTTTCTAGAAATATGTTATTATAGTTAACGATTTTATTTCCTCCTTATTACCAGAGGTCTTTTATCTTTGGTTGTTGTTTATTTTTCAATAAGAAATCACGTACATCCACAGGAACTAGTTGCCTCTTTCCTTTTGAGAAGTAATACATAACTCCTGCGTAAGAACATCTGAAATCTCTGATAGGAATAACCTCTACCACAGTTTCGCGTTGAGGAACTTCCTCAACTTGAATCGGCATGGAATTAAATAGGCTATCAATGTCATCGGTTGAAGGCTGTGCAGTCTTAACTTCAGGTTCTTGTAGTTTTTCAATACCCGTTAGGGTGTCCTCGTCTTCAAATACAACTTCTTTTGCTTTCGCCATTTTAGTCTCCTTTATAAAGAAATAGGGGATGTGAACAATATAATATCATCCACATCCCCATTTTGTCAATACCTATTTAACGATTAGGCAGTTGCGATTGTAACGATGTTGTCATCATTCAGAACACCGTAACCGCAGATAGTGTACCAAGCTAGGTCACGCTCTCTACCGAAGTCAACAACACCATTGTCACGCATTTCAACCGGAAGCGCTACGGCTTTACCGAAGGCTTGGTCTCCAATCATGATAGCAGTATACACGTCAACCGGAGTAGCAGCAGAGTTAGCATCAATACTTACCTGTGTGGTCTCGATGAAGATAACGTCATCAATACGCCCGATTTCCCCATTGTACAAACGCTGAGGGTCTAGCTTTCCAACAGTTACCCAATCCGCGTCATCACGAAGTCTACGACTTTGGTGAGGATGCACGAAACATACCCAGTGGTCATTAGCAATCTTCTGCGCGTTATTTGTAGAGAGAACCTCAACAGAGTCTTTGATTTCCTCCATAGTCAAATAATCGGTAGCAGTGATAGCATCCACGTTCGCTCTGTTGTTAGCCAACACAGCAGAACCGGCACCACCTTCAATCGTATCTCTTGCAAGTCCGTCAACAACCTTTGCATAGTCTTGGCCCAACAGCTTAGCTGTATCGGCCATAACATCTGTAAAAGCAGTTACTAGCAACATGTTAGATACGGCAACAGCGTTACCATATTCATACACGGCGATAGATACTTGAGAACCTGCCAATGCCTTTGTTGCCAAAGGCGTTCCTTCAGTTAGCAATCCACCTGCGGACAGGTTATTGTACTTGAAGAAGGTAATTTGCTTACCAGGAGTAGCGGAAAGGTCGGTCTTAACCTGAGCAAATTGGTCAAATCTTAAAACAGGCTGCGCCTGAAACATAATATCCTTTGAGTAGATAGTAAGAACTACCTCTGAAAGTCTTACATTAGTTCCACCAGTTGCAGCCAGAGCAGTTGTAAGATAGTCTGTCATTCTAGTTATTCACCCCCTTCCACATTCTTAGAGTAATAGTAATTATGATTTAAGAGCTTCTTCTAAGAGTCTGTCACGATTCTTTTCCCATTGCTCTTTGTCATTGATTTTTCTAATATCAGCAACCGTAGTTCCTGTATTCAATTTGTCGTTCTGGGGTTTAATTCCAGTTCCGACTTGAAGTTTAGTTTTATCTACAGCAGTTTCTTTAGCCTTTGCTTCTGCTTTGTTGAAGATATTCATATACTCCCTATGTGCATTTTCGGCACTTTCTACGATTTCCTCAAGCGTATTTCCTGCCACCATTGAAGGAATAATTTCTTCACCATACTTTGCAAGCAGTTCTTTCTTGGTCAACTCAAGTTCCAGTGTACCGATTCTTGAGTTAGCCGCTTCAACTAAGTCCTGCATTTGCACGGTAAGCTTGTTATTCGCTTCCTCCAATTGTTGCAACTTCAATACAGCTTGTTCTTCGGCAGAGAGTTTAGAAGTCTCATATTCCTTTAGCTTTGCTTCAGCTTCTTTACGAGCATCTTCAGCAGCCTTGGCATCGTTCTTATACTTCTCAAAAGAAGCGTAGAGTTTAGCCTTTTCTTCCTGACGAATACGCTCGATTTCCTGCTCAGCAATAGCCTTCTTATATGCATCAACATCAGCAGAAGTTACTTTCGTATCCTCTTTCTTTTCTTTCCCCACTCCTGGGGTTCCTTCTGACTTAACTTCTGGTTCTTCTGGATTCTCTTTCTGTAATACCTTGTCTAGTTCATCTTCCATTTTATTCTCCTTTCTTATTTACTCAGCAACCCAATTAGGATTATCGGTTTTACCCGCTTCAGATTCCCAACTTTGTTGTCCTTTCTTAATGGCCGCAGCGTCAGCATTGGCCGAGTCATCCATATTTGTCGGTCTTAGTTCGTTCACAGCCTTATTGAAAACACCACGCTTTTCAGTATTCTGTGCTGGTTTATCAGGTTTGAATGTTCCTCTGCCCATTTCACCCCCTCTTTCTTATAGTAGCCAGTAATTTTAATATCGGTTAACTTAGTACTCGGCATTAGTGTTTCGAAAAAAGCAAAAAAAGGGGGAGCCAAACCCATAATTAGATTTGGCTCTCCACTTTATGATTTGTTAACCGTGGCTTTATCAGTTACCTGTTGCCCGTGGACTACAGGGTTTTTGTTTATAGCCTTTCTTGCTTTTTTCTGCTCAGGAGTCTTTCCTTCACCAGATGAAAATGCGTCTGGTGCTTTTAGATTTTCAGAGTTTCCAATTTGATTAACCATTTCTGGTGGCATGTACTTCTGTGCCAACTCCATGTCTCTTTTCTTGGTCTCTTCTTCCTCTTCTTGGATTTCTTTCTGCTTAGCCTCAACGTTTCTAACGCCAAGTCTTTCCATTGCACCCTTCTTAGATTCAACCCCTAAGTTGATTTCAGAAGTGATATCAGCAAGGTCAATACTTCTATCTCTTGGTAACAATGCTCCATGATCTATACTGACTTCGTATAATTCAGGTGCCTTTAAAGAGCTATTAATAGCCTCAGCATAAATACCTATATCAATGATTAGTTCGTTTACTCTTTGAATACCTTCATCAAAATAGAATCTAACGTCATCGGCCAACTCGATTAGTGGCTCGAACTCAATAGCTAGTGCAGAAGCAGCAGTATTACTAATGCCCTTCTTGCTTCCCAAAGAGTCTTCAGGAATAGAAGCTAGTTCATGCATCCACTTCTTAACATCTGCTAAGAAGCCTTGAGCGGCAGGAATGTTCCCTTCACTAGAAAGGTTTTCTACCTTAGCTTGGAATGGTAAACCAGCCCATATCTTGTTAGCTCCCTTTTCTAGCTGCTTGGCTTTAGCTCCATAGATAATGGTGATAGGTGCCGCATGATAGTCCAGAATATCAGAGATATCTGAAGTCTTCTCATTGAACAGCTTATTTCCATCAATAACATCCTCAATGATTCCAGCGCCAAAATAACTCCCTGGCTGTGGTTGATGGATACCATGAACGATAAGCATCTTACCTAACGGATTATCCATTACTTTGTCTTCAATTACTTCGTTCTTCTCATTCAGTTCTTGAATGAAGATTTTCTCTTTCGTGTGAATCTCTCTATAGATTCTATTCTCTAGCTCGAATTGATTATTAACAAGTCTAAATTCTTGGTATGGAATTAGCAAAATACAGAATTCCATTTCTCCTGTCTTAGAGTTATACTGTGGAAACACGTATCGTGGGTCCAAAGCAACTAACTTTACATCTGCTGGGTCAATTTTTCCATCTTCATTTTCAATTTGGTCGGGCAACCATTGGGGGTAGATAAACCAATCCCCGAAGATACCCCCGAAGTCGGCTACAGAGTTGGTAATCTTCTTAACACTGTTAGCCTTCCAAACATTCTTAACCCATTTATCAATTCCATCAGCTTGTTGTTCTTCAGTAAATGACATATTCCAGGCATTTCTAAAGGCGAATCTTCTCATTTTCTTAACGAAAATCTTGCAGTAGTTGATGGTAACTTGGTCGAATCCTTCTGGTGATGTTTGAGTCCAATGCTTTCCGTCATAGAAATCCCAACAGTTCTGGTACTTGTTTACTCTACTAGAATGGTCAGGTCCAAAATTGAATACCTGCGCAAAGAATGTGCTGGAATACAACTGTGA